CTAAGGGAGTTCAACAACCTTAGGGCCTGAGGACAACTCTAAGTCAGAACCACCAGAAGAACGGGCAGAAGGGCGGGCAACCTCAATAACGATATAGCCATAGCCACCAATGGAAGGATAGGGAGAAGGAAGGGAAGGCGAAGCAGAAGGAGAGGAAAAGGAACCAGAGGGAGGAGAAGAGGAAACAGAAGGATAAGAGCCAGAGGAAGAATAGGAATAGGAAGGGTAGGAACAAGAAACGGAGGAAGGAGAAGAGAACCCAGAGGAACCAGAGGGAGAAGGAGAAGTCCTCTTTTCATTCTTTACCTCATTCTCCTGAGACTGAGAAACATTAGGCTTGGGAATTATTCCACCATGTGCTTTAACATAGGAACCCAGCTGAACGATAGAAAAGAGGGCAACCGCAATAGCAACAAAAAGCATAACGGGAGGCTTACCCTTAACTCCTTTCATATGTTCCACGAGGGCGGAACGATAAAGGGCAAAGATTTTAGGGTCATACTTGATTAAAGTCTTCTTTACGGGAACACCACCTATTATGGTCTTCAAAACTGCTATATTGGAAATGCCAAAAACACGGAGACTTACAAGGCGGAGTTCAATCTCAACAAGGTTCCTTATGGCTTTGTTCATCCTCTGTATGCTTTGGGTGATGATGTAGAAGTCAAGTCCAAGGTGTCTATGATAGTCAAAGAAGAATTTCTGAAGCTGGGTTAGTTCTGTGTCCTCGTCAATGATAGACTGGAACTCGTCCAGATAGAAGATAACCTTTCTGTAGCCCAACTCACCGAAAAGTTTGGGAAGTATGAACCTTTTCCAATAATCCACATTGAGAATGGTCAGAAAGGCATTCCTGTAATTGCCATCGTAATGGAGATTACAAAAGGAGAGGACAGTAGCCAGAAATTCGTCCAAAGTCCAAAGGTTATTAACTTCCTTCCCGAGATAGAAGGAAAGCTTAGCCCTGTCCAAACCATCAATGTTTGAGACAACAAGGTTAGTATCCTTCTTTAGGTCTTCAACAATCCTTTTAACCGCATAGTAGGATTTGCCTGCCCCAGGACTTCCTGTTATAAACACTATAGCCATGGCTTAGACCCTGAAGAAGGGAATAAGGTTAAGAACGAACCTAATGGTTAGGGCAGTCCCTAATATGCCTATAGCCTGAGGGATGCCAGAGTTAGCCAAAAACCAGTTATCAATGGTAAGGGAAGCCAGAGGAGATATAGGGATGGACAAAACAGAAAGCAAAGAAAGGACAAAGGAAAAAATGCCCTGAAGTAGAGAAACGAAAGCACAATAAACAGCACACATGGCTAAACCCTCCTTATTGGGATATTTTTCCAAAGTTCAAAGATTGACATAGACACCAAAAGGGCAGAGATAAAGCCAAAGATGGAAGAAAGCCCGATGAAAGAGTAAAAGATTAAGTTCCTAAGTTCATCAAAGTTAGCATAAAGCATTTGTTCCTGTTCTCTGCAACGGTCAAGATCAGGAGAAGGATAATCACGGACAGCCTCATTAATCGCATCAGTAATAGCATCAGTAAAGGGAGCAACGGAAGCTATTTCCTGAGTTATGATCCAGTTAATGGGAGATATAAGTTCTTCGGGAAAGATTTCAACAACGACCTCAATCTCAGGATCAGGAGGAAACTCAAAATCAACATCAGGAGGAACCTCAACATCAGGGCGAACAGAAGGGCGGACAATAAAACGCTGAGGAGAAGGAATAGGGAGAGGCTGGATTAAAGTATCAGGGTCTAAAAGAGGAACAATTTCAGGAGATACCTCAATTTTTGGGAGAGGATCCCAAAGTGGCAAAGGAAGAGGAAGAGGAGCAGGAGAAGGAGAAGGGCGAGGAAGAGGAGAAGGAGCAGGGAGACGGATTTCTTTAGGGTGGGTAGCTGGATTTTCAACGTCAAACTTACAGACCCTACGACAAGAACAGGAACCACCAGAAGCTGAGGGAGCCCGATAGTTAAAACAATTATCAGTAATAAGAACAAGCCTAATTTGACAGGTGCAAACTATACAGGGATCATAAACATAATGCCAATAACCAGGTGATCTGGATATGGAGTATTTAGGAGGAGCAACGTAATACTTATCGATAGGATAGGGATTAAACTGGTAAACAGGACTATCCTTTCTAACAGGAATAGGTATAGTAGCGTCAAGATAGTAAAAGTAGTAGGAGTGGAAAACCCACGCCAAGCCATCAGGACCATATTCCCAAGCCCAAGGATATTGAGGATGGCGTGGCACATCAATAAGAATACCCGTAGGAACACGGAGAGGGTTCCCATTACTGTAAGGAGACCAATCCATCAATGGCACATAGCTATAACCAACCACACGACCATTGGCACAAACAGCCCGCACCTCATAGCATCTGGAACGCACTGAAACGGTATAATAGCAAGGACTGCCAATTTGAGGAAGCTGAGAAAGGTCAGGCAGAAGGGAAGGGTTAAACCCACTGGGAACTATAAGGTCAATCCCAAGCCCTGAATGCTGAATACTTCTCCACTGAAGGTAAAGAAGATAACGAAGAAATGAAAGCTGTCCTTCCAGAAGGTCAACGTAGCCAAATTCCAACAAAGGGTTAAAAAGCACAGAAAAACCAAGCTTAGTAATTTGAGAAGCAGAGGAAAGGAGACCAGAGACAAGGCGGTTAAAAACTCTTGTGTTATTAACTGCTTGAGAAGCATGAAAAAGGTCAGGGTATAAAGCCCTCAGGGCAGGAGCCACGACCTCTATGCTTTGCTTGAGTTCTAACTGACGGAGAACTAAATTCCTTAATTTTGTTTGTAAATCTGTGGCGGGCTGAAGGGTAGAATAAGAACGAGGATTTTGGATAAAGTCTATATAGGCATTTTTGGCAGAGGCAAACTCAGATAGGGCAGACTGGTAGGCTTGCTTTTTCACACGGAAATCTTCAAGCTGGACATAATCAACATTTTTAGACCTTTCCCACATCCTTTCTAGAATTTCCAACGAGTCAGAGAGGGCAAGAGACCTTTCATAAAGGTAGTTCAAATAACGGATAACTTCATCATCACTCATTTTAGGCATTTGCAATTTAGCCTTATAGACCACGGAAGCAGAAAAGCCCAGACCAAAGAGAAAGAAAAAAAGAACCCACCGCATAGCTACCTACGGAAGATGATAAAGTAGCTAAGGATAGTGGCGAAGATAATCCAAGCAGTCTTAAGGGACATCAAAAGCAAACGCATAAGAGGGTGGTTTGCTATATCAATAGTGGTATGGATGAAGGGAGGGAGATTAACTTCTATGGGTGGCGGAGGGTTATCAGAGACATTCAAACGGAAAGAAGAAAGGAAAAGGAAAAGGTCAGTGTTTTTAGCAGAGTTTATAAAGTCATTCAGAACCCGAGAGATTGAAGGACAGCGACAGGAAGAGGAACAATAAGAGTCATCAGCTATGAAGACTGAAAACCTTTCCCTGCAAACGCAAGCCCGACCCTGTCCAGTGTTCTCAAAACGACAGGTTAAGGCAAGGGCTGAATAGGAAGAAAGGAGGAAAAGGAGAAAAGCAATAAGTGCCTTCATTTTGCAGACCTCTTAAGGGCTTTACCCACCAGAATAGCTGAGAAGGTTCCAAGAACGGTGGAAAGACCTAAGACCATCTTTAGAAAGTCAGACTTGAACTCCTGAATGGTTTGGTTCAATTGGTTAAGGGCATTCACATACTCCAAACACTCACACTGATCCTGAGCAAAGGTAAAGGCTAATAGACTAAAAAACAACCCTAAGAACCGCATAGGCACCTCCCAGAAGACCGAAGGCAAAAGAGGAACCTATGAAGACCTCTAAAAAGCCTTCCTTTACACCCTGAAAGGTCTCTATAAGGTCATAAACGGACTGGCAAGCAGAACCTGAACCTGGATACCAACCACCTACATCAGGATAGCAAGGGAAAGAAGAACAGGAGAACTCCGAGGGAATAGGACTATCCTCAGAAGAGGAAGAAGAATAGCAACTAATGGAACCATTGGAAGAAACCTGACAATTAAAAGAGACATCCCCACAGGAACCAAACAATGAAGTGCAAAAAGAAAGGTCTTCATTAAAGTAAGGGTCTGAAGGGTCATATACAAAGCCTAACCGAAGATCCCCATAATCCAAAAAAGAACAGACACATCCAGAACTGGCATAAGGAGGAGAAGGTTCAAAGCTGGCAGGATAACAGCATGTTCTTGAAAAGGCGGGCAAGGAACCCGCCAGAATTACTAAGAGGAACAGGACAAAAGGAAGGGCTGGCATTATGCCCTGTTCAACGCTTTCTTTATTATCTTGTAGGTGAGGAAGAATATCAGGATGGACGCAGCTGCAGAGAGAAGACCCTGAATACCAGACACGAGACTATTTACGGCATTAATTGCATCATCAAGTATTCCAGCATGGGCAAAACCAGAGAAAGCAAGCAAAGACAAACCAGAAACTGCCAATAAGCTAAAAATTCTCCTCATGATGGCACCTCCTCCAAAGGTTTTTGGTTTTGGGACTGATTGATTGGTTGGTTTAATTGATTGGTTAATAGGCTTTCATAGTGTTTAAGGACAACATCATAAACGGAATGCCAGTAATAGCTATCCTCTTTACCCTTAGACCAGTCTATAGGGAACGGAAGTCTTTCCACTTCATCCAAGAAGGCAAGAACAACCTTTTTAATGTGGGCTTTATCATCTTTGAAGAGGGAAAGGAAGGCATAGGACGAGGAGTAATATTTGAAGAAGTCCTTAAGCTTTTTCTTTGCCATGGTTTCCACCTCACAGCTTTTTTAAAATCCATATGGAAATGGTAAGCACCCAGATAAAGAAGAAAACACCAGTAAAGAAAGGCACACTCCCAACGAAAGCAGAACTAAAGGCGGAAATTATCTGTTCAACTATATCCATCACTTAGTCCCTTTCTTATCATCCACCAAGGGAATGGGAGGAGAGAAGTCCTCAAAGGCGGAAAAGCCACCCACCGATGGGGAGGTATCACCCAAGGAAATGGTCAGCCCAGAAATGGGAACATCAATAACAAGCCCTGGAGAGATTGGAAGGTTAGCAGGTGCAGAGACCACCAGATATAAGGGAAACTTTGGCTTTTCGTTCCTTAACCTTCCGTAAAGCTAGTAGATGGCACCCTGACGACCATTCTTTTCCCAAGTTCTCCTTTTCTCTACGAGGAGAACCTGAAGCTTGATAGGAGACCCGAAGTTTTCCATAGCACACCCCCTGTTAAGGATTTCATTATTCACTCAATGTAAGAGATAGGAGAGAGGGAAGGAGAAAACCAAGCTTTTTAAGTTTAAAGATAGCTGAAGAATAGGCTAAAGTTAGGAAAAGGGAGAAGGTTAAAGTGGGAAGTGTTTTTAACTTAATACCAAGTTTTAGGAATACATATTCCTAAAGGTTTTAAGCAAGGTTTAGGATTACACATTCCTAAAGACCTTAGACAGGGAGAGAAGAAAGCTATCCTTCTCTAAGGAACCGCAATCATAAAAGCACCTGTAAAACTCACTAAAGGCTATGCCCAGAGGCTTGTAATAAAACTTGTAGAGGGTGGAGATACGGACAAAGCCATAGAGGGAAGCTTGGGAAGTCTGAAGGGCAACCCTCTTTAAAAGCCTTGACATGAAGAAAAGGCGAACCCTGAAATACCACATAAGAAGGGTAGCAAGGCGAACCCGAACCTCTCCATCCGAGGAAATGGAAAAAGACCAATATTTATGGTGGGACTTAACCAGATACTTCAGAAGGTAAGCTTTTATCTTCTCTGTATCCCTTCCTATAAACTGGACATCCACACCCTGAAAGGCGGAGAGGCTTTTTCCTGTCCTTGTATCTTTCCACCACTTATAAATCTGTTCTACCTTGACAAAGGGAAAGGCAACGATAAGGTGAATGTGAGGGTAATCATCTTGGTGAGGTTCAGGAACGGCAAAATAAAGGAACTGTTCTATTCCATATTTCTTTTTTAGATAGACACGGAAACGGCGGAGGAAGTCCGAGAGCCAAGTTCCAATATAAGCCCAAGCATCTTGGATAGATATATCCCTACTTAAGGTTAAGGTGATAAGCACCCAGTTAAGCTTTGGGATTTCCAAATGCTTTAGCCAAGCGTAATGGTTTCTACGGAAATAGCGAAGCTTTGGCATGCTTACGATTGCCTTTCCAGAGGAGGAAGAAAAAACAGGAAGACGGTAAAGCTTTTTGAGATACCAAAGGACATATAACTTAGCCAACTCTAAAGCATTATGGGAATTCCTCACATCACGGCCACCTTCCCAGTCCGAGAGGACACCCAGAAGGTCAGGGTTTAGTTCATTGATGTTATAGGTGATGTAAGGCACAGAAATAAGATAGCACAAAGGCAAAAGAAAAGAAGGACAAAGATAGAAGGAAGTAAGGGACAGACTAAAGGATTAAGTCCAAAGGAC